AATATACCTGTTCCCAAATTCTTTCTACCATAAACAGCAATCATATAAATTTCGTGTTTGATTGCTTCTTGTTCTGTTAAATTTCTTTTTAGATATATTATTCTATCTTTACTTGGTAAAGGCACAATTCTCTTTTTAACATACAATCTAAACCCCTTACCTTTACCGATGTAATAAGGTGTTCCGTCTTCCCGCAAGTATGCGTAAGTGTAATATTCCATCTGCTTTGTTTGTGGTTATAGTTATTTATACAAGAAAAGGAGCATTTCTGCTCCCAATCTTTTGCTTGAATAACCACAAACAAGCACTAATATTTATCAACCAAGAATACTTTGTCTCCACTCTTCACTCATATTGACCATAATTGCTTCTGCTGCTTCTTGAGTATCAGCATAACCTTCATCAAGAAGATGCGAGAGAATGATGTCGTAGAGGTCATAACTTTCATCAACATCTCTTGTATTTGGAACAGACTTACCTGCTCTTCTTGCTGCTTTGTTTCCTGCTCCCCTATCTCTAGTTGGACCAGCATTGCCCGCCCAATATGCTGCGTTTTTAGCACGATTAGGACCTTTTCCAACTCTTTCGTCAGCAGGAGCATTTGTTCCACCACGACTTCTTACTGGATTTCCCTTTGACCCAGTTTCACCACTTCCATGAAGGAGATGTAATGCTTGCTTACTCCTTTCCGAAGGATACTTGCTACGTGGATTTTCTCCCTTTGAGGCGTCACCTTTTCTTCCTTTATCAGTATCCATTATAGCACGAAGTTTCTTTCTGCTTTCAGGATTTCTGATTGCTTCATCAAGTTCATAAACCTGACTATAAGCTTCTTGGAGATTGCGAAGTTCCTGTGCGTCCATTTTACCAATACCTTTCTAGTTATTTATTAGAAAGGTAACTGAAACTTCCCTGTATTTAGTTTAGGAATAGGTAGTTTTGATTTGAGTGCTTCTTTTGCTTCTGCTTTTTTTTCATCAATCGTTGCTTGAACTTTTGCTTCTGCCTTTGCTTTGATTTGATCCTTAACAACTTCTGTTACAAAACCTTGTGGATCTTCTAAGACTGCTTTTGCTTTTTCGTATACAACATATGCTCCTACGCCGAATGCAGCATTAAGAGCTAAACTGACTGAGGCTAGAATTGTTGAAAGGTTTTTCATGATAGTAACTTCTCTATTGCGGTGTAATACGATGCGGCATCGTGATCGGCAACTCTATCAAAAAATTCTGGATTGACATCTTCCAAATGAATGGATGGGTGAGTGTGAACATACCCAGTTAACCAAGGTGGTGACTTGGGCACAATATCAGATCCATGAACAAAACGAAGATGATCTGCAACTTTCAATCTTTTGCGAAGACCACGACCACCTGGACGAGGTGATCCGATGGTAACAATTGATAAGTCTGGGGTATTCTCTAACATCAAATCTGCAATAACTGTTGCGGTTGCTCCACCAAGAGAATGACCAGCAAGCACTAGTTTTCTTGTCTTACATAAAGATTCATAATTACATACCAACTCAGTGATAGTTTTCAGTGCGTTAGATTTGAAACCTCTATGAGTATCCTCACTTCGGAATAAAAATTTCAGATTTGTAATCCAATCTGTCATTTCTTTTGTTCCTTCTACTGTAAGAATACAGTATCCATCTATGCTTTTATCAATGGTGAAATCTTTTGGATCAGCATATACATCAACACAGTTCTTGACTGCTTTTAAAATAACTTCTTTGGGTAATTTAGTGTTGATGAGGTGATTCATCTTACATCTCCGAGTGTGTTAACTTTAATATGTGGTGCGTGGTTTAACAAATCCTTCTCCATCTTCACCTTCTATTTTTGTTTCCAATGCTTCAACTCTTTCCGCTAAGGTAGTGGAAGGTTCTCCCCAAGTCATTTCTCTAGAAGGTTCAGACCAATCAGGTTCTTGTGTAGGTGGTAGAGGAGGAGCAACTACAAACTCTTCTCTTTTAGGTTCTTCTTTCTTTTCATCTTCTTCATCTCCACCCTTCTTCATTGTGTTAATACCAAAGGTAGCAGCAGAGGCAGTGAAGACAGTCGCAATAAATGTGGGATCCATTTTAGCAAACATACCAGCATAACTTGCGGTAAGTAGTGCTGCACTCCAACTCAAAATCACAACACGAATCAATTGTCCCATAGCGTTTTCCTTTTTAGTAGCCATTTTTCTTTGTGTGATAGGTTAACCTTTTTTCCAAGTATCACCTTCTGCTTTTCTTCTACGAGCAAGTCCTGCTTCTACATTTGAACCAGGATTACGATAGAGGTATAAAGCATCTGGAACTTTGTCCCATTCTTTATTTTTCAGTGTGCGAGTAATGGTGTTAAAGTTATCGCCACCATAGAAACCAGCACCAAGATTATAAGCAAAAGAAAGTAATGCACCTCTTTTACCATCAGACATTTCATTCCAGTGTGGAATTTTACGAAGTGCTGGAAGAAACTGATTCTTACACTGACTAATCAGTAGTTCATCTGCTTCTTGTTGTGTGATTTGATCATCAAGTTGGAATGGTCCACCATCCTTCTTACGAGTAGAACCCCAACCTATTGTGATTGGCAGACCACCAGAAAGAGGATCTGGATATGCTTTAAGATGACATCCTTCAAATTCCTTGATTAATTTGATGCCCGTCATAGGCATATCATCACCACTTGTTTGAGATTGGACAGCACCCAATGAAGATGCTGTCCCTTCTACTTTCCCAGTGGTTTTCCACAATGAGGACACACACTTCCAGAAGGTGTATCAACAACAGGAGTAGATTTCTTACTTCTGTAAATCTCCGCCCAATCAGTATTATCTTCCAGATACTTGACTGGTAGATTATCCTCTAACCATTGAACTGCCTTGACGTGATTAGGATTCTTCTCGTCATAGAACTTGAAGAAGTTGTGTAAATCAATTCTTGCCATTGTTGTCTCCAAAATATTGGTTAAAAAGTTTGGAAGATTCTACGTGTCTTCCTTGATTAGTTAATCTTTTTACTTCTTCTAGAATTTTCTTTTTAAACTCAGTCGAAGATTCTACCCCATCCATCATTACCTCCTGGACACCAACGATGCTTGAGAACTGCTTTGGTATAAGTGGTCTTCTTACCGTTCGTTACTGGACCAGTATAGTTATCATTAAGAGAACCATAAGGATCATTTACATAGTAACCTTTCTTGTCTGGAGTGTGTCCGATAACTACACACATGTGCCCACCAGTAGGTGAAGATAAAGAACCCCTATGAAGGATACCAATAACAACGGGTTTCCCAGCATCAAGACTCTTATCAATGTCAGCAAAAGAAAGATTGTAACTAAAGTGTGACTGAACTCCATAACCCGCCAGAACTTTTGTCTGTACGGAATGGTCAGTCGTGTCGCCAATGGCAAATACTTTCTTAACATACTCGTCATCACCTTTGATACTTCCTGGTTTGAGGAAAGCAAGACACATAGCACAAGCAGAACTATTACAAGTTCTATGTGCGTCTCTATAATTATCTACTTGATTGAAATAAGGAACTGCTAATACTGCTGGTTGTGGTGGTTTGGTTCTAAACATACCAATCCAATCTGATTCAGCATCATCCAAATATTCAGCAGGTAGATTATCCTCTAACCATTGAACTGCTGCTACGTGGTTTGAATTACCATCATCATAAAATTTAAAAAAGTTATGAAGATCTAACGTCATTATACCTCTATACTGATGCTGAAGTATTTATAAAATAACTAATTAATCTTCAATAAAGTTATTACCGTGCATACTCATTAATCTTATCAAGTACCATATTCAGGTATTCATCTGCAAGTGCCTTTGGGTCTGAAGTATATCCAATATGTTCATTTTGAAGTTTATCCTTCAACTTCAGTACTTGATACTCCATTTCATCCCTGGTCAATTGTCCTCTGGGCATATAAAAAATCCTACTCTCCATATTTAGAGAGTAGGATTAATATTATTATTTTTTATTTGAGAGTTTCA